GTATATGGACCCTACTTTTATAGCGAGCCTTGGAACAATAATAGTGAGATAGGTTTAGCAACTACTTCTTATCGTGTTAAGTCAGAAGAAGCGGAAGGTAGACCAGACTATGGATCGTCCCAGCAGAACCCCCCAGCAGGCGCTCTGATGCAGGACTGGGAGTACGCTGAGGGTCTTGGTAACCTCGACTACCATAATGGACGTTTTTGTATTACTCCTGAATATCCAAATGGCACATATGCTTACTTCTTATCTACTGAATTAGATAGTGAGCAGAACCTGGTTCCTATGTTCCCATACATGGTTGGTCTTACTACTCGTGAGGCTATTGATCAACCAGCAAACAATGGTGCTGCACCCCCACCACCACCAGAAGGTGGCGGAGGCGGTGGAGAGGCACCTCCTGCAACGATTCAGATCGCTCTGCAACCACAGAACGCTACGATTGGAAGTGGACAGTTGGTTACCTTTACGGTCACCGCTGCAATCAGTCCCGAAGATGGACCCAAACGATATCAATGGTACAGATCCACTGATGGTGGTTTCTCCTTCGCAGTTCTGACTGGTGCAACTAGCAGCTCTTATGCTTTCACTGCTCTGTCATATATGACAGGGTATAAGTTCCGTTGCGAAATTAGTGGACCTGTTGGTGCAACTCCCGCAACTAACTCCCCACTGCAAACTGAAATTGCGACTTTGACTGTCACTGGATTCTCTGGTGGTAGCGCAGATTCGTTCGATTCTACCGAATCTACTCTTGACTCCACCGCTGTGTCTTTTGACGCAACATAAATAACAACGTACAAACTGTAAGAAGATGGCAAAACAGACGATTGGCATTGGTTCTGCGGCGAATGACGGAACGGGTGATACCCTCCGTGATGGTGCCATCAAAGCAAACTCCAATTTTAATGAACTCTATGAGAAACTAGGTAACCAAACTGATATCTTGTTTGATATCGGTGCTGGTATTACTGAGGGTCAGGTTCTGAAATGGGGCACGTCACCTAGTGCTGCTTTTCGTGCTGGAAACTTTGACACGCTGACTGGTAACCTGGATACTAATGGTCATCAGATCACGTCTGATGGAACTGACAATATCGTAATTTATCAAACTGGAACTGGGGATATCAAACTCTGGGCAGGTGGGTCTGGATCTGCTTACACTTACATTGATGGTGACGATGGATATCTCAAATGGTATGCCCCTTACGCTACTCTGGGCGACCTTCCTGATGCGACTAACCACCACGGTATGCTTGCTCACGTTCATGGCACTGGCAAAGCATATTTTGCTCACTCTGCCGCTTGGGTCCCCCTGGTAGATGAGAACCAAAGCATTACTGTTCTGAATGATGTTGATACCACAGTAAATGGTGGTCCATCTGACGGTCAAGTTCTGAAATGGGTTGCTGCAACATCAAAATGGTCACCTGCTAATGATGAGCAAGGATCAGGTGGTGGCGGCGGCACCACACAGAATCTCTTCGAGACTGTCAATGCTGATACTGGTACTACTACTGCTTCTGCTGCTAATGATACCCTCATTATTGCAGGTGGTACTAACATCTCCACTACTCTTAGTGGTGATACTCTTACTATTGATATGACAGGCACCCTGGGTGACCTGGATCAGAATGTATTTACGACTCTCGGTGCTGACAACGGAACAACAACAGCGACTACGACCACTGATACTATTACTTTTACTGGTGGTAGTGGAATTAGCACCAACCTAAACGCTGGCGCTATTACATTCACGAATGACTCCCCCAACATCGTACAAAACGTACTCCAAACTGCTGCGGGCGACTCGGGTTCCTATACTGCTGCGGCTGCCGATTCTACTCTCACGATCGCTGGTGGGACTGGGATCACTACTGCTGTGTCTGGGTCAACGCTTACTATTACAAACACTGTCGCACTACCCAGTGCTCAGGAAGGACAAACTCTCGTCCACAACGGATCCTCATTTGAAGCAGTAGCAACTCCTTGTATCAACTTTGAATTTAGTGCTTCTGACTCCAACAATTATACTGTAACGGGTGGTGGTGTATCTGCAAACGACCCCACTCTGTATGTGTATCGTGGATTTACTTATAGATTTGACAATACTACTGGATCTGGACACCCTCTCGCACTGAGAGTAAGTGCTGGTGGTTCTGCTATTAGTGGTACAACTGGAAGTCAAAGTTCTGTTCAATTCTGGACAGTTCCTATGGATCTTGCCGCTGGTACAACATATGTGTATCAGTGTACTATTCATGGAAACATGCAAGGTAATATCGTAGTAGTCTAATGCCAAGAACAGTCCCAGGATCAGGTGCAGCAATTCGTCCCGTATTCAATAGTGTATACGGTGTAAAGGACGTAATTGTAACAAATGGTGGAAGTGGGTATGATCCCAACGATCCACCGAAGTTGTCTATTGGCAACTGTGGCACCCCGATTAGAGACGCTGTTCTGAGAGCAAACATTGCAGACAACGGAGAGATCTTATCTGTTGATGTAATTGATCCTGGTGAAGGATATAACCCCTTACGTTTGGTTATTGACTCTACTGATAGTGGTATTATTCAGGCAGATGCAAACATTGTACTTTGGGATGAAACTCAATATGGTCCCGATGGAACTACCGTTCTTGCACCTGCTGGATCTGTAAACTACATTCAGGTTACTAGACCTGGTGATGGTTATTTTAATGCCACTGCCAGACTCGAAGGTGGTGGTGGATCTGGTGCTGAACTTATTCCTACTACTGGTCAGGTAACTGGTCTTGCTGTTGAGAACAATGGCAGAAACTACACCGCCGAAGATATTACTATTGTTATTTCTGGTGGTGGTGGACAGAACGCCGAAGGTGTTGCTGAGGTTAATCAGTTCGGTAAGATCGAAGCAATCAATGTTACCAACCCTGGTGAGTTCTTTGAGACCCCTCCTCTGATTCAGATTATTGGTGGTGGTGGATCTGGTGCTCAGGCAGAAGCAACTATCAATCTGGGTAGAATTGAATCAATCGATCTACTCAATTCTGGTGGTGGGTATACATCTCCTCCTCAGATTATCTTCACCAGAGATACGAACCTGATTCGGACACAACGTAATAGAACTTCCCTGGTCTCCTCCTTCTATGAGATCAGTGCTCTTATCCGTGATGCAACAGCAACGGATACTACGATGTATGTCGAAACTACTGCTGCTTTCCCTGGTTCTGGTAAGTTCCAGATCGGCAGAGAGATTATTAGATATACAGGTAAGACCCCTATCTCCTTCACTGGATGTGATAGAGGTATTAACTTCCGTTATGACCAACGTGTCATTTTGGATAGTCTTGCTGATCTACCTGGTGGTGAATCTGGTTACAACTTTACTGTTGCTGACCGTATTAGAAGAGTACAAGAAGACAAATCTAACAAGGTTGCTATCGTTTATGACTGGCGTCCTACAACCAGAGAACTATTCTTAATCTTCCAAGTTGATGAACTGGCGTTTATTGACGGTGGTAGATCTAATGAAAAGACTTCGGTGATTCAATTCATCGCTGGTACATCAGCATCATCTGGTACTGGTGTAGGACCACACCCTCTGGTAGAAGATGAGAATTCATCTATCATCACCTTTGAGAATCCTATTAGTGTCTTAGAAGGATTTAAGTTTGAAGATGATGATGAGTTGGATGGTGCAGGTGATGGCATTCCTGACTTGGTAAATACTGGTACAGACTTTGAAGATGAAATCAGTTTAGATGGTGGTATTGCTTCCACCCTTTACGGTATTGAAGAAACTGTTGGTGGACAAAACACCACTCTGTTCCAAGTTGGAGATGAACTATATGATTCAAGTCTTGTGCCCCTTACTGCTTCTGTGCAAACTGCTGGTGAACTTGACGATGGTGTCGAACACATCTCAGCATCTACCCTCAAACTCAAAAATCATGCAGGCGGTAACTATACAGTAGGAGAAACTGTCACGGGTTCTGTGACTGGTGTAACTGCTACCGTTGCTGAGATTCAATCAGCAGAAGATGAATATGGTTATAAGACCTTGAAGGTTACAAATGTAACCAACAATGGCAACACCTATAAATTTACTACCTCCGATACTATCACTGGTGGCGGAAGTGGTGCAAACGGCACGTTTGTCTCGCAAGAATACACTAACCTTGTGAGAAAGGAGCCTGAGTAAACACATAAATAAAAAGAAGGTAATTTCTAAAAGATGGCACTTCTCACCGACCAATTTAGGATTTTTACTGCGAAGCGATTTATTAAGTCGTTGGAGGGTGCCGACCCTACGCAGTCTGACCTTGTAGCGGGTTCTAATAGAGACCGTCTGTACGTTTTCATTGGTCGTCCCCAAGAATGGGACAACGAAAACGCACCGCCGACTCCTATTGACTCGTTCCAAGAGTTTAGTGATACGTTTTCAGACATGATCTCGTTGAAGCGTGTTCTTGCAAATGACACGATTCAAGTGGTTCGTCGTATTGACTGGACACCCCCAGAGCAAACCACTGGTGGTCTGGGTTATGTTTATGATATGTATCGCCATGATTACTCCTCCACCAAGACGGCATCGTCGGGTGCTACGAAACTTTACGACGCAGATTTCTACGTTGTTAACTCGCAGTATCAAGTATACAAGTGCATTTACAACGGGACCAGTCCTTCTGATCCTAACGGTAAACCTTCTACTGTTGAGCCTACTGGCACCTCCACTTCAATTAT